CAGACATTGACATTGGTGTTATACAGGCTTCTACATTAGACAATCCACACTTACCAGACGATTACAAACAAAGTTTATTACAAGCATATTCAGAAGAACAGATTGAAGCGTATGTGCATGGTAAGTTCGTTAATCTTACACAAGGTCGAGTATATAAAGACTTCGACAGAGATAAGCACGTTATCAAACGTCCCGATCTAAAGAACGAGAACCTTCCCATTGGTATTGCGATGGACTTCAATGTTGATGCAATGAGTTCGGAGATATTCTACATAGGGACTAATTGGATACACGTATTCGATGAAGTAAGACTAAAGAACGCAACAACGTATGATATGGTTGAAGAATTGGTTAAGCGATACCCGGAAGCGAAGGTATATCCGGATAGTTCGGGAAGTGCAAGGCGTTCTTCTGCGGTGGCATCGGACCATCAGATCATTAGGTCGCATTCGGGTTATACCATATCAGCACCGAAAGCCAATCCACCTGTTCGTGAACGTGTAAATTCAGTTAATAAGTTGATACGTGATGGAAACTTCTCTTGTGAGAACTGTCCCAATCTAATCATGGACTTTGAACGAAACGTGTGGCACGGAAACGATATTGATAAACGAGACAGTACCCAGAGTCACGCATCAGATGCAATCGGGTATGGGATTAATCGGCTTTTCCCGGCAAGACGAAGAATAATGGAGAGTGTGTCGTGGTAGCGTTCTTATTTGGTGTATCGGTGGCATTGAATGTCGTGTTTGTTTGTTTATGGGCGTATGGTATGTATATGGATAGAAGATTTAAAAGGGAAGCAAAGAGATTGATTAACACTCAAAGAGTGAGTACAAATATGTATAAGAATTGGATGTTTGAAGCATGATGACAGTAAACGATATAGTGTTACCCGACCTATCAGAAAAGGTTGTGCTTGAGTCGGTTAGACGGGCGCAAAAAGGATTTGAGGAAAAAGAGAATGCGGAAAGAGAAACCGCTTTGGATTTCTATTACCATCGGAACGTGGATCAGCATATTGAACAATGGTTCTCCCCTTCCACATTACAACAAGTACCGGCTTTTCCACAGAAGATCGTTCCTCGTTTTGCACGTGCAAGGAATATGATATACAAGAATCCACCAAAGAGAATGGTCGGAGGTGAACAAGCAGACGACTATATGGAATCAGTACATCATCTTGACTCAAAGGCAAGAGAGTTCAATGAAACGGCTTGGCTAACAGGATCAATGGCGTTCCGCAGTAAGTGGGGACGTGAACGAGTAGAATACGATATTATTCCATATTTCAAAAGATACTTCTTGGAAGGTGAATCAGAGCCATTCGGTGTGTCTTATGAGGTAGGTCGTGATGCAAAGAATAATCGCATATTCGTATTCTGGTCGGAAGCACGTGATGGTGTACCCGGTATCCACATGAAGTTTGACCAAGCGGGACGAACAATACAAGTGAACAACGACAACGTCAATCCATACGGAATAATGCCTGTGACGTTTGTTGATTATCGTACAAGTGCATCGGATGTGATAAGAGCAGCCGTGCAAATAGGCATTGCGAATACAGAGATTGCTTTGGCAGAACGCTTTGCTTTTGGACAGCCTGTGGCAACGGGTATCGAAGAAGCGACCAAGATGAAGCTTGGAATTGATCGTGTGTTATTATTACCAGAGGGTGCATCGTTCTCTTTTGTTGGCAATCCCGGTTCACTAAAAGATATGATTGAAGTAAGTAAGTCATTCGCCAATCAAACGGCGATTAATAACCATCTTCGTATCAAATGGGACGAGTCGGGCAATGCACCAAGCGGTGCGGCATTGAGGATATTAGAAATGGAGAACCTTGAATCTCGTATTTCAGACATACCAATATGGAAAGATTGGGAACACGAAAGATATGAAGTGGATCGTGAGATTATCCGTGTTCATACGGGTAAAGATATGGGTGAAAATTATGGTGTGGACTTCGCAGAGGTAGAATTTCCAACAGATCAAGCACAAGAGTTTGCACGTCTTGAGTTTATGCTTGACAAAGGTTTAATGGATAGAACGGACTTGATAAGACACTTTAACCCAGATATTTCAGATGAAGATTTAGATACTCTTATAAACAGAGTGGACGAGAACAAAAAGCAAGAAGCAGAAGCACAACAACCAACAACACCATTGCAAAGGATATTAGGTGGCTGATCCCGTAGATAAATTTATGAAGCAAATTAAGAACATAGAGAACAAGCTTCTCAATGATTTAGATAATATTGCTAAAAGAATGGACGATTTAACCGATACAGAACTTGTTGCAATCACAAAGGAATTGGATTTCTTTCAAGAGTTATTGGACAGAGGATATACGAACGCTGTCAATGGTTTAATGGAAGCCTATGAAGGACAAGTTGTAAAGATTAAAGCATTAGCAGATAAGCGTGGCATTGCGACAATACAAGGTGCGACAATAGAGCAACTTCAGTTATTACAGGATTTAGAAGCAGAAAGCCTTTTAGGTAAAGCAACGACATACGCAAATGATTTAAAAGATGGATTGTTCAAAGGTATCGTGTCGGGTGAAAGTCCTTCAAGTATTGTGGCACGACTGAAAGATACTGTTAAGCTTGAAACACATCAATTGAATGTAGCAGTACAAGATGGTATTAAACAGTTTGACGATGTGGCAAGACATAAGGTGTTTGAAGGTGAAGATGTTAGATGGACTTACGTTGGACCATTAGATTCAGATACCAGAGATATATGCCGTGATACAATAGAGAATGAACCAAAAAAAGGCTATACAGAAGCACAGGTAAACGCAAGTGACACACCATTTGGCGTAAGGGGATCGTTCAATTGCAGACATTCGTGGATGGTCAAATGAAGGCACATGACATTTTAAATTTACCACGTTCTGTCTGGAAAAGAGTTGGTGGGAAAGCTGCAACAAAGATTGTTAAAGACTCCGATAAAGGATATGGTACAGATGCAAACGGGAGAAGATATAAGTTTCCAGAATACAAAACACATTCACCTTTTTGGTTCACTAAAACTTTAAAAGATGGGACAAAGAAAAGAATTTTTGCAGAAGATTATCCAACAAGAAAAGCTGCGGGGAGAGCCGGACCAAAAGGTGTGAGTACGTCCAAACAGACAAGTCCACCCAACTTGAGATTAACAGGAACAATGCTTGGTTCTATATCGGCACAAAAAGCAACAAACGTAGGTGTGGATATTGTGTTTCGTGATGGATTAAAGGTCAAGGGAAATGCGGACAGAGGAAGAAATATATTTGGTATTAATGACCAAAACGAAAATGAAATCGTAAAGAATTTAAGTGACTTCATTGGCAAGAATGTCAAGAAGTATGCAAGAAAACCAATCAACATAACGATTGGTTAAGGCTTAACTAACTCAAACAAGAGGTTAAAATGGAAGAAAAACAAGTCGAAGTCCAAGACGTAAAACAGGACACCGCTGATACTGCAAGTGAAGAAAAGCAGCCCGTCAACCAAGTTCCTTACGCACGGTTTAGTGAAATGGTGGACGAAAAAAACACATTAAAGGTCGAACTTGATTCTTTAAAAAAGAATGCAAAAGAAGAAGCTGAAACACGCAAACTCAAACAGATGGAAGAAAAGGGCGAATACGAAAAGATCATGGCGGAAATGACAACCAAGTATGAAGATGCGAAGAAGAAGGCGGATGCCTTTGATGAATACCAAGTAACGAAAAGAGATACTTTGCTCTCCAAGTTACCGGAAGAAGATCGTGCAATTTACGATGGGTTGCCACTTGAAAAATTGGAAGCCCATGTGGAAAAGGTCAATACGAAACCATCACCGGCTTCGGTTGATAACTCAAAACCAACATCGACAGGTGGATATGCTTCTTTTGAAGAATGGGCTTCAGTTGATCCGGAAGGATACAAGAAGGCCAACAATCCACAAACGTCTGGAGATATAAAGATCGGTTATGGCAACTGATATTTTTAAAGAAAAACTTGATCCGAACAATGACCTTCAACATAAGAAGGTAGATGGCGGGGAGGACATTGAATGTACTTACAAAGGTTCTTCGGTTACTTATAATGAATACCTTGATATTCATGAAGAACGAGGGGAGAGAGTACAAAAGGGCAAGAAACCAGATAGTATCGGTGTGTTTAGTGGGTTTGGACCGGGGAAGTTGAAGAAGCCGTATAATGACTGAATTTTTTAAACGATTAAATGGGAGTTTAAGCAATGGCTTTAACTAATACCTCAACTGCTGCCGGTGGACTCGGAAGAACCATTGGTGATGCAGTTATAGCGTTCAATCATAGTAACGTGATGTACCCACTTGTAACTGTTAAACAGGCTGCAAGAGGATCAAACCACGTTCAATTCTCTGATTGGACAAAACTCACTTCAAGTAATGTAAGTGCTGCGACACAGGCAACAGCGACAACCGCAGTAGCGATCACAACCGCCGCAAGGACTGCAACAGTTTCAGAACACGTAATCGAATCACAAGTTTCGGATTTAGTATTAATGGGTTCGGGCGATGACGTCGCGGGACAGGCTGGACCTGCCCTCGGGAATGCCGTAGCTGCAAAGCTTGATGACGATCTTGTAGAACTTGGAAAATCCTTTTCACAAACTGAATGTGGTGCGGGTAGTTCTTTGGCTCTTTCTCATGTATTTGGTGCAATGCGTCAAATGAGAGCAGCCGGAGCCCCGATGCCGTATTCATTAGTGCTTTCGCCCAAACAAATTTGGGGATCGAAAGGGGTTC